TTCGCTCTCCGTTCTGAACCACTAATTCGTTCAGTCGCAGATAAGCGTCCAGCACGCCAAGCAATCCCAGGTTCAACAGTAGTGCTACAGCGCTACGTTGACCTTTCAGCAGCAACAACTGCTCTTACAGAAACAACAGACCCAGATGCAGTAGCAATGTCTACACCAACATCTGTAACCATTACTCTCAATGAGTATGGTAACTCAGTGCTCGTAACACGTGCGTTGGAACTCTTCAGCCTTGCTGATGTAGACCCAGCAATCGCTAACATCATTGCGTTCAACCTTGCTGATTCAATTGATTCAGTTGCAATGACAACACTTCGCGGTGGAAGCAATGTAATTTACTCAGGTTCAACAGCAACATCAACCGCTACAGTGACAGCAGCAGCAACGCTATCTTCAGCAAACGTCCGCAAGGCCGTTGCGAAGTTGCGTGCTAACAAGGCCGTTGCCCGCAAGGGTTCAATGTACTGGGCTGGTATCCACCCAGAAGTTTCACACGACCTTCGTGCTGAGACTGGTGCTGGCGGATGGCGTTTGCCTCACGAGTACAACTCAAATGAAAACATTTGGGCTGGAGAAATTGGTGCCTATGAAGGCGCTTACTTCGTTGAGTCACCACGTCTCTACTCTGCAACAGACGGTTCTTCATCTGCAAAGGTGTACCGCACTATTCTTTGCGGACAGCAAGCGCTTGCAGAAGCAGTTGCTGAAGAGCCACACGTAGTAATCGGTAACGTAACAGACCGCTTGATGCGCTTCCGCCCAATGGGCTGGTACGGCGTTCTTGGTTTCGCACGTTATCGTGAAGAAGCCCTGTACCGTATTGAGTCAGGTTCATCAATCGCTTAGTTGATTGACGGGTGGGGCTAGGGAAACCTAGCCTCATCAGTAAGTTCACTAAGGAGGAACAATGCCGAACTACACATTCACAACGCCAGTTGCTGAAGAAGGTCCTATCGGAGACCACCGTTTGTTCTACTTCTTCAAGATGAACAGAGGGATAACCATTATCAAAACTAGCGGAACATACCGCCAGGTTAGATATATAACTGATGAAACCCTTGATGACTATACCGAGGTTTATCGCGGTGGATATAACCACACAGTAAATGAAGCAACTAAGACAGCACTCATTGCTGCCAACGTAGGAATTACAGAAGCAAACTTTACAATACAGTAGGGGACAAAATGCATAGTCATATCAGCAAAGTTTTGGAATGGGGTTTCAGTGAGACTCACGATTTTGTGGCGACACTGTGGGGCTGCGTGCTCTGTGACCAGACATCGGATAAACCGTTTCTTGAAGAAGAAGATATAAGTATTGACCACACAGCCTGTGACGAAGATTGCTTCGGTTGCAAGGTAAAGGGTTTACAACTTAATGCAGGAGATGCCACTCGTGACATACCTGACAGAAAGTGGAACTCTGAATTGGCTGCTTACCGAGAGGCACGTTCTCACGGAATGCAGCCAGCAGGTACGACAAAGGGTCACATTGAAGAAGCGTACAGAGCCTCGGAAGTTCTTGGTAAGGCTTATGACGCTGACACAATGCCTAAGTCAAAAGATATAAACAAAAACACAGCCGAGGTAATGAAAGAAATAGGAGCAATCTAATGCCAAAAGTAGGAATGAAAGAGTACGCATATACACCTAAGGGTATGGCTATGGCCAAGATGGAAGCCAAGAAGACTGGCAAGAAAATGGTAGTAAGAAAGCCTGTTAAGAAGACAGCAAAGAAGGGTAAGTAAAATGGCAAAGAAACTAAGCAAGCCAAAGGGAGCCTTCCCTAAAGTTGGCGGTGTTGGTGGACGTTCGTTCACTGGTAATTCACCAATGGATAAGTTTCAGAACTTTGCAGTATGGGCAGAAGAGACAACAGAAACACGCAAGGAAAGATTTGAAAATCCTTCCTTGCTTTATGCGGCTGCTCGCAAACTAGGAGTTCCTCAGAAGTCTGTGGAAAAGCAAATTAATGATATTGCAAAGAGTCAAGCAAAGTATGGCGCTTCTGGTGAAAGAAAATCTGAAGATTTATCTATGGAAGATATGATTGGCCGTGCCCGTGCTAATGCAGCACGCACTGGTGCAGGACTTAAAGGTTCTTCTGCAAGCAGAGTCAACAAAACTTACAAGACATACTAAGGAAAATTATGACAGACCCTAGACTAAAGCGGGCGGGAGTATCTGGCTTTAACAAGCCAAAGCGTACACCAAGTCACCCCAAGAAGAGCCACGTAGTTGTGGCTAAAGAAGGCAACAAGGTCAAGACCATCCGCTTTGGTCAACAGGGTGTGACTGGCGACAAGAAGCCAACAGCACGTCAGGCTTCCTTTAAGGCACGTCACGCGAAGAATATTGCTAAAGGCAAAATGTCGGCAGCCTACTGGGCAGATAAGGTGAAATGGTAATGAAGAAAGCATTCTGGGATAAGAAGAACCCTAAGAAAAAATCAACACCACTTACACCTGCTCAGAAGACTAAGGCAAAAGCAATGGCCAAAAAGGCTGGAAGGCCTTATCCAAATCTTGTGGATAACGCAAGAGCAAAGAAAAAATAACAAAGGTGGGGACAATGCAAGAGACAGTATCAATCGCTTGGTGCGATAACGGAAATGTAGACGGAAAGTTTATGCACGGAGTAACCGACGTGCTTCTTAAATCTGGTATCAAATTCGATACATCACTCCGCAGTCAAGGTAATCAAATTGCTCGTCAGCGTGAGAAAGTAATCGGATACTGGTACGAGAAGAACAAGTCTGACTGGTTGCTCTGGGTTGACTCAGATGTAGTTATCAGCGTTGATAAGTTTAAGTTGCTGTGGGATAACAAGGATGCTGAGAAGCGTCCAATTGTGACTGGCGTATACTTTACAACAGAAACACCAGAAGAGCCCTTGATGGTTCCACTTCCTACGGTATTTAAGTTTGCAGAAAAAACTGGAACAATCGGTATTCAAAGAATCCATCCGCTCCCCGACAATAAGTTTATTCAAGTCGGCGCAGCAGGTATGGGGTTTGTTCTTATGCACCGAAACGCAATAACTAAGATTTTAGAAGCAGTGCCTGGGGCTCCACTCTTTACCGAAGTTGGCGTGGATAAGTCTTTTATGGGAGAAGATATTTACTTCTTTGCCCTATGTGACAAGGCCGAGGTCCCAGTATGGTGCCACACAGGAGCAACCGTACCCCATATGAAACGCTTCTCATTTGATGAGCACTACTACAAGGCATTCTTCGGTGGCGCTAAGCCAGAAGATAAATCAAATTTAATTTTACCAAAACGCTAAGGAGATAACAATGCCAACTGGCAAAGAAGGTAGCACGCTAACTGCAGAGTTGAACAGGCTCGCTGGCATTACTGATATTACCAAGTATCAGGATGCAGATGGCGCAGCAAACGTCTGGGCTGGTACAACTGGTAAAGCACTCCTGGGAGCGCTGAACTATAAGGCTAGTTCTTCACGTCAGCCTAATGATTACAAAGGTCTTAATGCAGTGTGCAACGAGATTGCTGGAACAACAGGCAAAGAAGCGATAGTAGCCCTAAGGAGCATCAACGTATGACAACTACCCTATCAAATATGATTGATGAAGTTCTTATCAACCTTGCTGGTTACACCTTCCAACAGGACCGAGCAACTTATCTCACAGCAGATGTAGCAAACGTAGCATCAACCATTGCTGCTCCTATCAACCTTTCTCTTGGCTCAACAGAGTCAATCGGTAAGGGTGTTCTTGAGATTGAAGAAGAGTTACTCTGGGTTGATGGATATGACCGTGTTGCAAGTCAGGCTACGGTTTCTCCATTTGGACGTGGCTATCTTGGAACCGAAAGAGCAGCACACGTTGCTGGAACAAAGGTAACCATTGCTCCTACATTCCCACGCTTTGTAATCAAGCGAGCAATCAATGACACAATCCGAGCAATTGGTTCTTCAATCTTTGCAGTCAAGTCAACAGAGTTTACATTTAACGCAGCAATTTCAGCGTATGCTTTTGCTAACCTTAACATCTCAAACATTATGTCAATTTCTTGGCAGAGTATCGGACCATCTAAAGAATGGATTCCAGTACGTCGTTGGTCTTGGGACTCATCAGCAAATGCAGAGGCTTTTGGTTATGTGACTGGAACAGATACTGTACAGGTTGTTACTATTGGTGACGCTATCACACCTGGCCGTACTGTACGCGTAGTCTACGCAACAGACCCACTACCGTTTACAACAAATACTCAGGATTATGCAACCCAATCAGGGCTCCCAGAATCTACACGTGACGTGGTAATTCTTGGTGCCTCATACAGAATGTTGACTTATCTGGACCCTGCTCGCGCAGCACAGACAAGCCCTCAGGCGGACGAGACAGACTCTAAGCGCCCATACGGTGCATCACAGACTGCTACCAAGCAACTCTATGCATTGTACACACAGCGTCTTAATGAAGAAACAGCAAGACAACAATCGAACTATCCAATCCGCGTCCACTACAGCCGATAGGTAAAAAATGCCAACACGTAACTATTCCTCCCGTTCCCAGCAAACAACGCTAACTGCAGGTCTCAATGCCTCTGCTACAACAATGACAGTACAGAGTGCGACAGCACTTCTTGGTGGTGTTAGCGGTGCTTCCATTACAACAACATCTACCTTTACAGTAGTCATTGACCCAGACACGGCTCTTGAAGAAATTGTAGATGTTACTGGCGTTTCTGGGACTACGCTAACAATTGTCCGAGCGGTTGATACAAGTCCTTCAACTGGCGTTGCTCACTCTGCTGGCGCGGTAGTTCGTCATATGGCAATTGGCCGCGACCACCGTGAATCCAACACTCACATTGAGGCAGTACGTGCAAACTCTGCAACTGCACACGGAATTCCACTTGCTACAATAATTCTTAATTCAGATACTGGTACAGTTTCGACTACAATGCTCGCAGCAAATGCTGTAACTACTGCCAAGATTACTGACGCTAACGTAACTACAGCAAAGATTGCTGACAGCGCAATCACTTCGGCTAAGATTGCAGATTTGACAATTGCTACAGGAGACATTGCAGACTCTGCTATTACAAGCGGTAAGATTGCAACTGGTGCTGTAGGTACAACCAAGATTGATGACCTATCCGTAACAGAAGGTAAGTTAGCACCCAACGCAGTTACCACTGCTAAGATTTCAGATAGCAATGTTACAACTGCAAAGATTGCAGACCTTAATGTAACTACTGGCAAGATTGCAGACTCAGCCATTACCTCAGCCAAAATCGCTGACGGTACTATTGTGGCTGGAGACATTGCAGATGGTGCTATTACATCAGCCAAGATTCTAGATGCCACAATTGCTACTGGAGACTTAGCCGATGGCGCTGTAACTTCTGCCAAAATAGCAGACGGAACAATCGTTAACGCAGATGTTTCTGGTACAGCAGGTATTGCTTATAGTAAGTTAAGCCTTGGTGGAACCATTACATCTGCAGACCTTGTAGACGGAACAATCGTTAACTCAGACATTAACGCAAGCGCAGCAATTGCCCTTAGCAAATTGGCTACAGACCCATTGGCTCGCGCTAACCACACTGGAACACAGACCGCATCAACTATCTCAGATTTTGATACCCAGGTTCGCACCTCTAAGGTAACTGACCTTGCAGCACCTACTGGCTCATTCTCAATGAATAGTCAGAAGATTACAACTCTTGCTACACCAACAGATAACGCAGATGCTGCTACCAAATTGTATGTAGATACAAAGGTTGCAGACCTAGTTAACTCAGCCCCATCTACACTTGATACCCTGGGTGAAATTGCAACAGCAATCCAGGCTGGTGGAACTGTCTACGATTCATTTGTACTCAAGGCTGGCTCTACTATGACAGGTGCTCTTACCCTGTCTGGCGCTCCTACGGTAGACCTGCACGCTGCAACAAAGGCGTACGTAGATACTGTGGCTGGTTCTGCAACCGCAGCCGCAGCCAGCGCTGCCGCTGCCGCTGCATCATATGATTCATTCGATGACCGTTACCTTGGTGCCAAGTCAACCGCTCCATCTGTAGACAACGATGGTAACGCACTTGTTGAAGGTGCCTTATACTGGAACTCAACATCTAACGCAATGCTTGCGTGGGATGGTTCCGCTTGGGCAGGCATTTCATCTACTGCAGACATTTACCGATATCGTTATACAGCATCTGGCGGAGAAACTTCTGAGTCAGGTCCTGATGATAACGGACTTACTCTTTCTTATATTGTTGGTAAGGAGCAGGTATATCTTAACGGTGTGCTTCTTGCTCGTACATCTGACTACAACGCTACAAATGGAACCAGCATTACAGGGCTTGCAGCCCTTGCTGCTGGTGATATCTTAGAGATTATTACCTTCACAGCATTTGATTTGGCCACAGCAATCCCTAACACTTTGTTTGACGCTAAAGGTGATTTGCTAGTAGCAACTGATGCAGATACTGCAGGGAAGTTAACTCTTGGAACAAATGGATTTGTTCTTACCGCAGATTCTTCAACTGCTACTGGTCTAAAATGGGCAGAAGTCGATTTGGAATCATCAACAATTATGAGCATTATGGGAGCATACTAATGACTAAAGCAAGAGACTTAGCAAGTGGCGCTCCTGCGCCAGCAGGTGTTACAAGCACAGAACTTGGCTATGTAGATGGCGTTACCTCTGCTTTGCAGACACAGATTGACAGCAAGATTGGTTCTGCTGCTGCAATCAACCCTACTATTGTAGATGCTAAGGGTGACATTATTGCTGCCACAGGTGCAGATGCAGTATCTCGTTTAGCGGTTGGTGCAAACAACACAGTGTTGACTGCTGACTCTGCTACAGCGACTGGACTTAAATGGGCTGCTCCTGCTGGCGGTGGCGGATTAACCTTTATTAAGTCACAGACAATTGGTTCAACAGTATCATCGGTTACAGTTACAGACGCATTTAGTGCAACTTATGATAATTATTTAATTGTAGTTAGCGATGGTTCTGGTTCAACAAACAGTAATACTCAAATGACTCTAGGTAGCACTACCGCAGGATATTACCAATCGGGACCTTATCTTTCTTTAACCTCAAGCACGGTTAACGGACATAACATAAACAACGGGTCAAACTGGAGTGGAACTTATTATTCAACCACCGCTCATTCGGGTCATATCAATCTACAAAATCCTTTTTTAGCAAAAAATACCACAATGAATTCAGTTTTGATTGGTGCAAATTCAAGCAATTTTGTGGCAAATTATAGTGGCTTTTTAAACAACACAACTTCTTACACGGCGTTCACACTTACTGCAGCAGGTGGAACAATGACAGGTGGAACAATCCGTGTCTATGGCTACCAGAACTCATAAGGAGAAAAAATGACATATAAAATTCAAATTGACGATTTAGTAAGAAATGCAACACCAGAAGAAGTAACAGCAATTGAGGCGCGACAAGCAGCAACAGCAGAAGCCGAAGCACAAAAACAGGCTAAGGCAACAGCACGTCAGGCAGTCTTAGACCGCCTTGGAATTACAGCAGAAGAAGCACAACTAATACTCGGAGGTAGTAACTAATGGCTACATTAACAAAGGCTCTCTTTAGAGGAGCCGCAGCAACATCAAGTACAACACTATACACAGTACCGTCTTCAACGACTGCGGTTGTTACAAACATTGTGGTAGCAAACGGTACATCAACTGCTGGTACATTTACAATCTTGTTAGACGATATTGAACTACACAAGGATACTGCTATTGCAGGTAATTCAACAGCATACATTGACTTAAAGCAAGTTTTGGCTACAACTAAAACTATTAAAGGTCTAGCATCTGCAACAACAATTGATTTTCATATTAGCGGAGTGGAGATTTCGTAATGGGTTTTTCAGTATTTCCCGCAGCAAGCGGAGCAGCAGCAGTGCCTTCAATCAAGCAGACATTTAACACTACAAGCAATTCAGTTTCACTTCCTTCTGGAACCAACCTTGTTTATGCACTTGTTATTGGCGGTGGCGGTGGCGGAGGCGCAAACAACAGCCTACAGGGTGTTGGTGGTACTGGAGGAAATGGTGGCGTTACCTTTGGGTATGTGCCAGCATCAGATGTTGCCACAGTAGGTACTGGTGGCACTGGAAGCAATGCAAACAGTTCATCCAACAACGCAGGCGCTGGCGGTGGTACAGCAGGAGGTCAGTCTAGTTATTCACTTCTTGTTGCAAATGGCGGTGCTGGTGGTGGAGGTTGTCCTAGCCCTGGTCAGGTTTCACTTGGCTCACCATACCCC